GTTCATGTAGAGGAGATATAAACATGGCAAAATATTCAACTGAGTTCAAGCATAAAGTATGTCAATATTATGAGCATCATACTCTTGCACAAACTAAACAAAAGTTTGGGGTAAACTCTGACCCTACCATATGTGGGTGGAGAGCCAAGCTTGGGTATAAGAACAAGTTTTATGGCCGCAATATGTATACTGAAGGTATGCAACCTGCCTTGAAGAAACGTCAGCAAAGGGATTTCATGGTCACGAAAATGGATAATGCTTTTCTGCTAGCTGAGTTAACTGATTTAAAGAATGAACTCAAGGATAAAGACTTGGATAGTCTGTGGCTAAAAAAGAAACTAATAGACATAAAAGGTGCTATTAAAACGATACAATATATAGCAGAGGAGGACTAATGAATATATTTGCATTTGACAAGTGTCCGATGCGGTCAGCTCTGTGGTTGGATGACATTCGTAAGAACAAGATGATACTTGAGTCTGCACAAATGTTGTCCACCGCAGTGAGGGCTTTGTGTCCTGACACTACACTTGAAGTCTACAAAACTGCATACTTAAATCACCCATGCAGTAAGTGGGCAAGACAGTCTCGTGCTAACTTCCAGTGGCTACTACACCACATGAGTTGGCTATACAATCAGAAATCTGGAGACCACAAGTCTGCCAGACTGATACCTGAGTTCCAAAAGTATGTAGATGATGGAGATTTTCCAGATGAGTACTTGACACCGTTTGCAAACTGTGCTAGGAATTTAGAACGTGGAGTTGATTATTCAAATATAGATGATGTGCATCAAGCATATCGAATGTACATGAATGATCGTTGGAAAGAACGTAACATCACCTTGACATGGCGTTGGGGTGAGGAGCCAGATTGGAGGTCTTAATATGGCAAATTACACACTCGTTCCAGTAAATACTGATGAGATTAGAAATCATTATGGTGATGATATATGTGACAGGCTTGTACCATATCAACCACACCTGTTTGATAATCTTATGTGGGGTAGTGACAATGGTAAACCCACACTCGTTGGTGGTAACGTACAGCTATCTGACGGTAGTATGTACTACTTGGTTACACCAGAGAAGTATGGTTTCGTAGTCAAGAAACAGTATCGTGAAGATCCTAATGAGTCTGACCCTGTGCTTCGTGCATGGGGTGACTATGATGGTGTATTGTTTTCAGCTAGTGATCACATACTACAAGATTGGTTTATGGACATTATCAATCAGACTGATATATCTTATCAAGGTGATAAGTTATTTACCAGTGATGCCTTCAAACCTAAGTACAGGTTACGTGCATTCAACTGTAGACGTTCACAACAGTACACAGGTAAGATCACCTTGTATAAATCACACAAGGATTTAGATGATGATCGTGAGACTGCTATGCGACCTGCTCGTGCTATCAAACTTATGTTTCCTGAGTTCGATCACAATACACTCAATGAGATTACTGATGCGTACCTACAGAAGTTTGCACCACGTAAGCTAGTACTCCATACCTCTGAGTCTCCAGATGACTTCAAGCTTGCATACTCTGGTGAGCAGTCTAACAGTGAGAACATCCAGACTAGCTACAAGAGAAAGCATATGTCTCACAGCTGTATGCGGTATGAGTTCTCTAACTTACCTCAGCACCCTGTCGAGGCTTATGCCAGTGGTGACTTCAAGATTATCTATGTACTAGATCAAGATGGTCTGGTATGTAGTAGGTGTGTGGTTGCTATAAATACTGATGTTATTGGTAATGCACCACAAGCTGGCCCGATCTATGGTGTATCCGAGCAGTCTATTGACATGATTAACAACCACCTAACTGATGTTATGAATGCAATACAGGCAGGTAGTGCTGACTGGTCTGGTGCTAGGTTGTGTAGGATACCTTACCCTGACGGTGAGGGTTTCGTTGCACCTTACCTAGACATATGCCCACAAGCACTGACTGATAACGGTGAGTATCTTGTTGTAGATAGTTACGGTGAGATTGATGCCAGTTGTTACAGTGGTATACTTGGTGGCTATGAGTATCAATGTCACCATTGTGAAGAGGGTCTCAGTAATGATGAGTCTTACTTCTCAGAGCACACAGAAGAATACTACTGTGAGTCCTGCTACTATGAGGAGCATATCTACTGTGACTATGCAGGAGTAGATGTACACAGAGATGATACTACTACGGTATACATCATGGGTGGTAGTGGTCACAGTTATACTGAGTTGGTAGCTACCAGTGTCATCGAGTACGGTGATGACTTTATCTACTGCGATACTGACGGTGAGTATTGGGATAACGATAGTGCTGTATACATTGAGTCACAAGATATCTGGTGTGACCCAATCAATCTTAAGGCTGATTACTTTGAGTGTGACTGGACTAACGAGTGGTATCACAATGACGAGATGTGTAGAACAATTGACGGTGAGAAGGTGTGTAAGCAAGCACTGGATGACCATGATGACGATTGGTCTTACAATGAGGCCGATGGATGTTATTATATAACTGAAATACTTAATGAAATTAATAAAGAGGAGCTATAATGTATAGTATAATAGAAATGTTGGGGTACATGAGACCCCAAGGATCAATCACACAAAAATTATTTTGTGAACGATTTATTGAACCAACCTTTGGCGTACCTGATGAGCATGGTAATTACATCTTGCAGATAGGTCATAAACCTAAGCTATGTTTTACTGCACACCATGACACTGTGCATAAACAAGCAGGTATACAAAAGCTAGTTGTTACTAATGATGTAGTAACTGTGGCTGACCCCAAAGTATCTAGCTGTCTAGGTGCTGACTGTACCTCTGGTGTATATGTCATACTCTGCATGATTGAAGCAGGTATTGAGGGTACGTATGTTATTCATTCGGCTGAGGAGATTGGCTGTCAGGGTAGTAGTGAGTTAATCAAAGACTACCCGATGTGGCTTACCTACACCAAGGCTGTAATATCTTTTGACAGGTACGGTGACAACTCTGTGATCACACACCAGATGGGCTTTCGTACTGCATCAGATGCCTTTGCTAATTCATTTGCAGATGCACTCAATATGCCACAGCTCAAGCCTGATACTGGTGGTTCATACACTGACAGCAATGAGTATGCTGAGATTGTATCTGAGTGTACTAACATCAGCGTTGGTTACTACAGTCAACACAGTACCACTGAGTCACAGGACTTAGCCTACTTAGAGAAGCTAGTGTATGCATTGGAGAATGCTGACTGGTCTAAGCTAGTGTTTGAGCGTGATCCAAGTATTATTGAGAACCTTAACAGAGGTAGTCGACTTACCTACAGCTCAGATTATTGTTACGGTTATGACGACAGTAGTATCTATCAAGGTAGTATGGATAACGTAGGTCAACTGTTTGAGATTGTCGCAGATAATACCTATGCTGTCGCTGAGTTACTAGACTCTTTAGGTATGACACCGTTAGACTTAATGGAGGAGTGTAATATAGATGATGCTAACTTGTATACTAAAATATCTAATACTAGATATAGTATGTGACACTGTGTCACGCTTGACTAAGATATGATTTGCATATATGTATTACTTAAAGTATAACTATAGGTATTTAATAATTATAATTAAAAGTTATTAGATACTTTAAGTTATACTTTAAGTAGGAAAGGATAACATGGAAGTATACCAAAAACCTGACGACTCACATGATGATTGCACACACTGGATAGGAAAGATATGAAACTAAAAGATGCTATGAATAAATACTTTAGAACAAGACAGTTTAGCTCTCTGTCTAGATCCTCTCAACTAAACTATGAGTATGCTCTAGCATCTATCTGTCGTATGTCTGTTATGGGCAAGACACTTGGCAACGTTAACATCAAGAAGATTAATCCTGCTATGTGTCTGGAGATATACGATACAGTAGAACTGGGAACCTCAACAGCAAACGCAAACCATATTGCTAGAGTGTTCTCAGTTCTTATGAATTTTCTAATCTCAATAGATGAGATACCAAACAACCCGATGGCTAGAGTCAAGAAGAGATCAAGCGAACCTCGATCTGTGATATGGACACATGACCAAGTGATGTCTTTTCTTGACACTGCCTTCGGTAATTTTGAGTGGAGAAACATAGGGCTAATTGTTCTCATGTGTTATGAGTGGGGACAGAGACCAATAGACATTCGTAACTTGACTTGGGAATCAGTTGACTTAGAACAAGGTAAAGTTACAATCACTCAAAGTAAACGTGGTGCTACCGTTGAACTACCAATACCTGACAACTTATTAGAAATGCTAACTGAACAGAAAAAGGATTGGGACTTTCAAGAATATGTAGTACCTCATCACAGGACACAGGACAGTGCCTACAGACCGCTAACAGTATCCCAGATGACCTCCCTGCTTGGAGAAGTTAAGGCTACTGTAGGACTTCCTGATGACCTGCGAGTTGGTGACTTGAGAAAGACTGCGATAGTACAGATGATAGAAAGTGGGGTAGATCACTTAGCTATTCAGTCTGTCTCTGGTCACAAGAGTGTATCAAGTTTAAATCCATATAATAAATTTAGTTTAAAGACAGCACAATCTGCTTTGGAAAGGAGACAAAGACAATGAAACTATATAGAAACAGCAATGGTGTATGGGCAGGAACACAAGCCGATGCACGTAAAATGTGTGGCAAAGCTTACACTCCTGTCGATGTACCAGTAGACAAACCTAGATTGTTAATGTTTCTCAATGCCAATAAGGTAGGTGGTGGGGCTATTGTAGATAGTCAAGACATTACAAGTGAAGCTACCGAACTTAACAAGGGTGCTATGTCATGGATCATGTGGAGTTACGATTGTATGTGCAGAGGGCAGTATGAAGATGCAAAAGAACTGCTACGTAAGGGATTAGAGTTAGCAAGAAAGGAAAGGACTGATGGATGATTATAAAATAAGACCTCGCTCTGAAGTCGAAGAGCTTGTAACTAAATTTATTGTTGATAATAAAATACATGCACAATATGGCAAAGATACGGAAGGTCTTTTCATAGTGCAGTTTTTAGTAGAGGAGAGGACTGATGCAAAATAGTGTAACAACAAACAAATCACTTGGCTTTACTGATAATCAGTGGGGTCAACTCATAGAAAGTAATGGACTGCTACTCATGTGGTTTATCGAGTGGAACAAAGGCGACAGACAGGACGCAAACATGCTAGAGTTTTTTACCAGACAGTATAATCAATCAGCAGGGTGTGACCCTTGGCATATGAAGGATGCTAAGATCTCACTCGATGGTAAGTTTGTATCTGAAGGTGACGATGATCTGGAGCCATACTTCCTGATCAATACTAATGATGGTGTAGGATATATCTATCCCTATGCCTTTGTAGCACTGCCTAAGAAGTCAGGTGGTCATCACATAGTGAGGATGGATTAATGATAATTAATGAGACAAACAAACAGATGATACGAGAGATTGTAGTGGAACTGTTTAAAGAAATAACAGATCCCAATAATAAAAACAACGAAGTGTTTCATTTAGAACAACACCTACACGATATCATAAGTGATAAGGTTGATAAGTACGAAGTAAATGTTTATGGTGTATCATTACAGGAGAGATTATAGATGATGTGGATATTAGTATGGATGCAACTTGTAACTAATCAAGGAGTTGATTACTACCAGTTAGGATCTTATGGTAAGAAAGAAGAGTGCCAGTTGGCATTGAAAGAAGCGGTGGTGTTAGTCAACCACAGCTCAGAAACACTAGCTTGTTTGGAGGTAGATACAAGATGATTGATGTGGAAATGTGGGCTATTAAAGATACAGCAAAAAATAAATTAGTAACAGCTAAATGGGGTAGAAGTACATGGAAACGTAAGGTAAATCCCGGCAGTGTCAATATCTCAGGGTACTCAAAGTATAATTGGGACATGTCAAAACAACCTTGGGTTAGAACAGAGTGTCCAGAATACAAGATGTTAAAGCCTATTAAAATTAGAGTGATGGAAATAGAAGAATGAACTGGGTAATATTAGTGACCTTAACTGTGGGTAATCCTTTCATTGTCTTTAATAAATCTTTTGAACATGAGGATGCTTGCGTAAGTTATGTCAATAGCCCTGACAATTATGATACACTTGCGATAGAAATAATTGCAGTGGCAGGTTTCAACGATCCTGTTACAGGCATAGTTTGTCTGCCAGAAAATACAGTAGATAGAAGGAGAGAGGGGAATGACAGACCAATGGCATATAGAAAGTTGGGATGAAGAAATGTATATGCACTATAAAAAACGATGGATGAAAGGAATAACTATGAAGTATGCAGTGCTAATTAATGTAGATGGGGACATGATATACGTACCAGAAGATACAAAAGTCTCTTCTAACAACCCAAAACCTAAGTTGTTTGATACTTATGAAGATGCTGTAGCTGAACAAAAAAATTGGAATACTGGTATTATTGTTGAGTATACTGACGACAGACAATATAAAAATTCAATACGTGAAATGACAGACGATGAAAGGTTACGTGCAATGCACAGAAGTAAGATGAACAAAAGGACAAACTCATGAGTATGTATTTTTCAGGAATGGTTCTCTATTTACTAGGTGCTATACTAGTATTAACCATAGTAGAAGAGGTAGAATATGGCAGTCCTTTAATTTTTGCCTTGACATGGCCGATAATTTCTGTATTAGTAATCTTGGAAACACTTTGGGATCTGATCTATGGCAGAAAACGATAACCCACATTTAGCTTGTCCGTATGTAGATTGCGGATCAAGTGATGCATTTAACTGGAATGATGATGGCTATGGTCACTGTCATTCATGCGGTAATTCCTACCCGATGAAAAACATGCCAGAAGTTTTTGACTGGGTAGCACAAGAGTATCCACTTAAAGAGAGGAGAAATATCATGGATATAGAAATTGATGGTATGACTTACGATGGCATCAGAAGTATTGATGCAGATGTCTGCGAGTTATACGGGATACAGTTACAAACTCGTGAGGGTAGACCAATACGTTTTGCCTATAAGTATCCACACACTATTAAGTACAGAGCCTATCAAGATAAGTCCAAGACTTGGATGAAAGACAAGGGACTTGGTATGCACTTCTTGTTTGGCCCTGAGTTCAACGCAGGTACTAGCCAACGTATCTATATAACTGAGGGTGAGTTTGATGCCGCATCTCTCTATCAGATACTTGGCAAAACATTTCCTGTTAAGTCACTGCCCAGCGCAAGCATTGGTGAAAAGTTTATCAAGCACAACCATGCTTACCTATCGTCATTCAAAGAGATTATCTATGCAGGTGAGCTAGATGACGCAGGACGCAGAGCTGCTGACAAAATTTATCAAGCATTTCCAGATAAGTTCTGGTATGTTCCTATGACCAAACACAAAGATGCCAATGACTTTCTAGAGCATGGCGATGGTAATGATCTGATGTGGGCTGCAAAGAAACCACAGCGTTACTCACCAGAAAATTTCTTCTGCTCTGATGTAGATGTCGAACAGGCAATCTTAAATGAAAACCCTTACGAGTATGTACCCACTGGTCATTCTGGCCTCGATGACAAGATACGTGGTATGGTTAAGGGAGGTCTTACCTTTATCAAAGCTCCTCGTGGTACTGGTAAGACCGAAGTTATTCGGTACTTTGAGACTGGGCTATTGCGTGACAACGATACACGCATAGCTCTACTACACATGGAGGAGATGAAGTCCACAACCTATCGTGCTATGGCTACCTATCACCTTGGTATAAATGTTAGAACTAGAGATGATACCAAGGAGAATGGTTACTCAGAAGATAGTGTAATCAAAGCCGCACAGGATATGACACAAGGAGAACGTACCATTGTTTTTGAAATGCGCAGTCATGACGATCCTCTTAAGCTACTCGACTATACTAGACTCGCTGCATCTGTGTACGGAGCTGATTTTATTTTTGTTGATCACGTTCAACGACTTGCATATCTATCCCAGTCTGGTGTAGATGGTGCGACAAGTACACTCACCACGTTGGGTTCACGTATGGCACAGCTTGCTAAGGAACTCAACATAGGTGTGGTGTTTATATCACAGGTTAATGATGATGGACGTACAAAGTATGCAGGGTCTCTTGAAGAAGAGGCTATCATATGTATAAAGATTGAACGTGACGTTGAGTCAGATGATGAGGTAATTCAGAATACCACTAACTTTATTGTTGACAAAAACAGACCGTTTGCTAAATTAGGTAGAGCAGGGTCAGTCTACTACGATCCAGAGACTACCATACTAACTGAAGAAGCACCATATCAAGGGAGTGTAATTGCAGCATGATTGTATTTGATGTAGAAGCTAATGGTTTATTAGATGATGCTACAAAGATACACTGTCTGTCCTACACAACTGATGGTGTTACCTATGATACACTGTTTGACTATAAAGGTATGAAAGATCTACTACTAAACCAACAAGGTTTGATAGGTCATAACATTATTAGGTATGATGTACCATTACTAGAAAAGATCTTAGGTATTAAGATTAAAGCTAGGTTGTTTGATACATTACCTATGTCTTGGGTTCTCAACTACAACAGACCTAAGCATGGGCTTGAGTCTTTCGGTGAAGACTTTGGAATACCTAAGCCTAAGATAGATGACTGGCATAATCTTACTCAAGATGACTACCGTCACCGTTGTGTAGAAGATGTTAAGATTAACTGGATGCTGTGGAAAGATGTGCTAAAAAGATTTATGTTTATATATAAAAGTAAGCCTGAGTTAGATAAGTTCTTTCGATACTTGCAGTTTAAGATGGACTGTGCAGCATCAGCTGAGAAACTAGGTTGGAAGTTGGATGTCGATTTAGCTAAAGATTGTGTTGCAAAATTAACAGACCAACAATCATCTAAAATTAATGAACTAAAAGGTGTAATGCCTAGAATAAAAATTACTACCAAGAAGTCCAAACCTAAAGTTTGTTTTAAGAAAGATGGCTCACCTTCATCTCATGGTGAGAGATGGTTTGCTCTACTTGATGAACACAAACTACCAAGACATTACGAAGGAGAAGTAGAAGTTATTAAAGGTTGGGATCAACCTAACCCTAACTCTAATGATCAAGTAAAAAGTTGGTTATTTTCTTTAGGTTGGGAACCTTGCACTTTTAATTATATCAAGGAGTCACCAACAGAAACAAGGCTCGTACCACAAGTACGAAGTAATGGCGAGCTTACTAAATCAGTTAAGAGATTAATAAAAGATAATCCAGTTGTAAGTGTACTGGATGGACTCACAGTTATACAACACAGATTAAAAATCTTTGAGGGTTTTTTAGAGTGTGAATACAATGGTTACGTAAGAGCTGAGATTGATGGTCTTACAAATACGCTACGTTTTAAACATAAGAAACCTCTTGTCAATCTACCTGCTGTAGATAAACCTTGGGGTAAAGAGGTACGTGGTTGTCTTACAGTTCCAGATGGTTACACACTATGTGGTGCTGACATGACTTCACTAGAGGACACAACCAAACGACACTACATGTATCCCTATGATCCAGACTATGTAAACGATATGTCACAAGAGGGATTTGACCCTCACCTTGACCTAGCTTTACATGCTAATGCCGTATCTCAAATAGAGATAGACGAGTACAATGCAGGTAGGAACGATCAACTCAAGGACTTACGTAAAGACTTTAAAGTAGTTAATTACTCTGCTACCTATGGCGTAGGCAAGGCTAAGTTAGCACGTACCACTGGTATGTCAGAAGAATCAGCACAAGAGTTGCTTGATGCATACTGGAAACGTAACTGGTCTGTCAAAGCTTTTATCGACAATCAGAAAATACGAAAGATAAATGACGAGATGTGGGTACAGAATCCAGTAAGTAAGTTCTGGCACTCACTTAGATACGAGAAGGATGTATTCTCTACACTCAATCAATCGACTGGTGCCTACTGTTTTGATAAGTGGGTTGCTTATTACAGAACTCGTAGACCAAATATCATCGGGCAGTTTCACGATGAATCAATTAATCTAGTTAGAAAAGGAGAAGAAGATGAGCACAGTTCTGCACTAGAATGGGCAATAAAAAAACTTAACCAAAATCTTAAATTAAATGTTGACTTAGGTATTGAAATACAGTATGGTCAACGTTATAGTGACGTACATTAACAAAGGAGGGCCATATGGCTACACGTAAAGTAAAATTAACTGGTACTGCAGAGTGGGCAAAAGTATTTGCTCAAAACCGTGACTTGAAAGGTTTTCAAGGTGCGTATGAAGAGCACGATGGTGCTTGTACTATTGACCTATTTATGGATGAAAAGAATGTAGCTGCATTAAAAGCATCACGTTCAATCAAGAGTCCAAAGGATGTAGGTAATGGTTTATTTAAAACTAAGTTCATACGTAAGTTTAATACAGGTAGGGATTGGGATAGTGGCGCACCTGCTGTTACTAATTCTGATGGTGCTACTTGGGACTTCGATACTGATGGCCCCATTGGGAATGGCTCTACTGTAGAGGTCATGCTATCTGTATATGATACCAGTTACAAAGATCGTCCCGGTACTAGGCTTGATTCCGTAAAAGTTATCAACCATGTGCCAGTGGATAATGTAATCCAAGCTGAGACTATATCAGCGGATACCCTGCCAAAGGCAGACAAAAAAGAAGCAGACGCTGTTCTGTTCTAGTACTCCTCTCTCAACTAAGCCCCCTTCGGGGGGCTACCTTTTAAGGATATAATATGAAAAATATTGACACTCTAATAGAAGATCTAGAGTCAGTTATCTATGGTCAAGGTGGTTGGAGAAAGTCTATAGCAGAAGCTATGGGTAAGAACATTGCTGAAGTTGCAACTAAAAGATTTAGTAAGCCACAAGAACCTCGTGGTTATCTTTCATTGTCGTCAGTGGGTACACCCTGTAAGCGTAAACTGTGGTATAAAGTTAATCAACCAAGAATTGGTGAACCACTAGATGCTAAGATGCTTCTTAAGTTTTTCTATGGAGACATGATAGAAGAACTAATACTTGCTATGGTAAAAGCAGCAGGTCATAAATTAGAAGGTATGCAGGATCGTGTTAGTGTACATGGTATACGTGGACACAGAGATGCGGTTATTGATGGTATGACCGTTGATGTAAAGTCTTGTAGTCCTTTTGCTTTTAAAAAGTTTCGTGACGGTGAGCTAAGAGGTAATGATCCTTTTGGTTACATCAGTCAACTATCTTCTTATGTTTATGCAGCACAAGATGATCCACTAGTTACAGATAAAAATCGTGGTGCTTTTTTAGCTATCGACAAAGTTAACGGAGAAATATGCCTTGATGTATATGATTTTTCTAATGAGCTTTCTACCAAACAAACAGAGATGGAGGCTGCAAAAATTATGGTCGCAGGTGACATACCTACTGAGCGTATATCACCCGTACCTGCCAGCAAGTCTAGCCCTAACACCAAGTTAGATAAGTCTTGTCAGTTTTGTGAGTACAAGAAATCTTGTTGGCCTAACCTAAGAATGTTTGAATACTCTTACGGCATTGAGTATTTGGTTCATGTAGAAAAGCCACCTAAAGTTCCAGAGATTACTAATGGCTAGAGCAGCTAAAGCAAAGGGTCGTCTTGGACAAAATGAAATTAGAGATAAGATACTGGAAACATTTCCTGATCTAGAACCTGATGACGTTAGGTCTACTACTATGGGAGATACTGGTGAAGATATTCAACTATCTCCTGCAGCTAGAAAAAAGATACCGATAACAATAGAAGTTAAAAGAAGAAAGTCTGCACTAAAGACTGTGTATGACTACATAGAACAAGCTGAATCTCATGGTAAAGGTGAGCCTGTAGTTTGTTATAGATCAGATCGTAAGCCTTGGGTTGTTATGATAGGCTTAGATCATTACATGAACTTGTTAAAATACTGGGGTAATAATAATGATAGTTAAAGTATGGGACGTAATAGAAGGCCCAATAAGTGTAGAAGAATACCCAGATGAAGCACCTGATGGTGCTAACTGGTACATGGTTTGTAGAACAGAAGTAGATGGTATTATAGCAGACGATAACTTTTGGTTTGAGGATTTTAATGATGCCTATGAGTGGCAAAAACATTTTATGAAAACAATAGAGCCATTAGAGATTGACATGACTACCATGTATGGATATAACTAGGGGTTCGTTATGAAGTTTGAAATTAATATAATATTAAAAGTAGATCCAGATGCAAACTTCTTAGAAACTTCTGGTGATAACACTGAAGTAATATCCGAGTTAGTTAAAAATTATTTATACGATATAGATGATGCAAAAGTACTAGAATGTGAGGTAACATATGATAAGTAAAGATGATATAGAAGCTTTTGAAATATTTAATTCAAGTCAGATGAACGACTACCAAAGAGCTGCTGTAAGTACAGCCATATATAAAAAAGAACATGCAGTAATTTACCCTGCGTTGGGTCTAGCTGCAGAAGCAGGAGAGGTAGCAAACAAAGTAAAAAAGATACTACGTGATGGTAAGTTCGATAAAGAAGCTATTGCTGATGAAGTAGGAGATTGCATGTGGTACATTGCCGCATTGTGTAGAGACTTAAACATTGATATGCAAGAAATAGCTGACAACAATATTAAAAAATTAAAAGATAGACTAGAACGTGGTGTAATCTCAGGATCAGGAGATGACAGATGAATTACTGTGATATGAAAGGTCTAGCATGGCCTGTCTTATTTTGTATATTCGTTATAGTAGTATTGCCAGTATTACTAGTAGACAACGCAAAGTATTGTAGACAAAGTATTGTACCATGTTATCCGTGGACAGACGTAGAGGAGTACACATGAATAATTATTTACCAACTGATTACCAAGCATTTATACACAAGTCGAGGTATGCAAAATACTTTGACGGTAAAGGTAGAGAGTCTTGGCCTGAGACAGTAAACAGGTATGTATCTGAGGTTGTACATACAAAAGTTGATGAGCAAACAACCAACGAGATAGAGCAAGCTATACTTAGCTTAGAAGTTATGCCTAGCATGAGAGCTATGATGACTGCAGGTCCAGCTTTAGAGAGGGACAACACAGCAGGATACAACTGCTCCTATCTACCAGTAGATGACCCTAAGTCATTCGATGAAGCTATGTTTATCTTACTGTGTGGCACTGGTGTAGGCTTTAGTGTTGAACGTCAGTTTGTTCAACAGTTACCAGAAGTACCTGAGCTGTACGAGAGTGAAACAATGATAGTTGTTAAGGATAGTAAAGAGGGTTGGGCTAAAGCCTTCCGTCAGTTACTAGCTTTACTCTGGGCAGGTGAGATACCACAATGGGATATATCTCGTGTACGTCCTGCAGGTGCAAGGCTTAAGACATTTGGTGGTAGAGCCAGTGGCCCTGCTCCACTAGTAGAACTATTTAACTTCACTGTGCAGACATTCAGAAGTGCACAAGGACGTAAGCTATCATCTATGGAATGTCATGACCTAATGTGTTTCATCGGTCAGATCGTTGTTGTAGGTGGAGTAAGACGTAGTGCTATGATCTCACTATCTAATCTTAGTGATGACCGTATGCGTCACGCTAAGTCAGGTCAATGGTGGGAAACTGCAGCACACAGAGCACTAGCTAACAACTCTGTTTCTTATACAGAGAGACCTGACATAGAAACCTTTATGAGAGAATGGACTGCTCTGGTTGAGAGTAAGTCTGGTGAAAGGGGGATATTCAATCGTGAAGCATCTAAGAAACAAGCTGCAAAATTTGGTAGACGTGATCCTAACTTCGAGTTTGGCACTAATCCATGTAGCGAAATCATACTACGACCATATCAGTTCTGTAATCTTACTGAGGTCGTGGTTAGGGCGACAGATACAATTGATGATCTTGAGCGTAAAGTTAAATTGGCAACTATTCTTGGAACTATTCAGTCTTCCTTCACTAAGTTCCCATATCTGCGAAAAGTGTGGCAACGAAATACCGAAGAAGAACGACTGTTGGGTGTGTCGCTCACTGGAATAATGGACAATAAACTATTAACAACTAAGAACAAAGGATTGGAGAAGACTCTTGAACATCTACGAGAAGTTGCTGTTAATATTAATCTTGAGTATGCTAATCGGCTTGGCATTCCACAAAGTACATCTATCACCTGTGTCAAACCAAGCGGAACGGTTAGCCAACTTGTCGATAGTGCCTCTGGAATACACGCAAGACACAGCAGATACTACATAAGAACAGTAAGAGGTGATAACAAAGATCCTCTAACACAGTTTATGAAAGACCAAGGCATACCTAATGAGCCTTGTGTATTTAAAGGAGATACAACTACAGTATTTAGTTTTCCTGTAAAGTCTCCTCATAAAGCTATTACAAGAAATGATATGACAGCTATAGAACAACTAGAGATGTGGCTTATATATCAACGATCATGGTGTGAGCATAAGCCATCAGTAACTATCTCAGTAAGAGATGATGAGTGGATGGAGGTTGGTGCATTTGTTTACAAACATTTCGATGAAATGTCGGGTGTATCATTTCTACCACACTCTGATCACACCTACCAACAAGCACCATACCAAGACTGTGGTAAGCATGACTATGAAATGTTACTATCATGTATGCCAGATAAGATCGACTGGTCTAAACTATCAGAGTACGAACAAGAAGATAATACTGTAGCGATGCAGACAATGGCTTGCTCAGGCGATGTCTGTGAAATTGTAGATTTAACATAAGGAGATACCATGTTACAACCAATTAAAGGATCATATTACAGAAAGTTTCAACCCCAATCATATGCAGAGAATGACAGTAAGGCTAAGACAACAATAACAAGTTACTTAAAAAGTCATGGGCATACTATCCTTGATACTGAGGAGGACTTTTCTTTTGACATAAAGAGTGAGAAGAATGGTGGTATGTATTACTCTGAAGTAGAAATGAAGAACCAGTGGACAGGTGATTGGAATCCTAAATGGAAAGAGATACGTATACCTTACAGAAAATACAGACTTATAAACAAGTATAAAAAAGTAGAGGGTGACAATACTTATTGTAACTTTTACGTCATACGTAGTGACTGTAAGCAAGCATGGAGAATCAAGGACTTTCAACTTAATGAAGATTGTGCAAAGGAAATATGGTTAGCCAACGCTAGACGGTATGAATACTTCTTTCATATTCCTTATGGTGAGGCAGAACTTATAGAGGTGTAGAAGGAAAATTTAAATGGTAAAAAATGTAAAAGAAATATTAGAAGAAGAATTTGAAATTGCTGAACTATTTGATGATGTAGAGGACTGTGTAAATAGTCCACCTCATTATGGTCAAGGTAGAATAGAGTGTATAGAATATATAAAAGATTTTTTGTCAGATGATGAATACACTGGCTACCTTCGGGGCAACATAGCTAAGTACCTTCACCGTTGGAGGTATAAGAATGGGGTAGAAGATTTAAAGAAAGCTCAATGGTATCTTGAGGCTTTAGTACAACAGCAGTCTAGGAAATAAAATGAAGGTTATAAAAAAGAAAACCCTCGAGCAGGAAGCACAAGAGTTTCGTAAATTAAAAATTGTTGAAGAGCCACCTATGTCAGCTCGTATATATCTAGCAGGTCAAGCACTGTCAGGATTGCTTGCTGCTAGTCGTGGTGGTTATGTTAGACTTGATGAGGTAAAGAGAGAAGCCTACGAGTGGGCAGATAGGATGTTAGAGGATTAGTTAGTTGCTCTTTTCTTGAGGTATTTCTCGTACTCTAGGTATGCCTCAAGAGTATCTAGCTGCTCATCTGTAAGATCTTTAAACTGGAGTTTTTCTCCTGTCTGTTCTTGCATCATAGCAAGACCTCTGTCAATCTTAGCCCAGTTGTATTTAGTACCTATATCTATCATCTTGGCTAAAATTATATCGTCAGTTTCATATATACCACGTTCCATAAATGTTAGTGTGGTTGCCCTAGCATCTCTAAACATATTATTTACTAAGTTTGTTCTCCACTCTAATGTAGGTATTATTTTACGAGAACCTTTAGCTTCTCTAAATTTAGGACTTCTTAGTAGTTCAGACGACATGTGTTCTACAACTTCATGGAATAGTTGATTGTATCTGTTATCTGCTTGAGCACTTTTAGTTCTTAGGTTAGCCAAGTAAGTTGGTCTACCAATAATACTTAACACCTTCTTGGTGTCAGTCATTTCAACTTCTCTGTAGCCAAGTTGTTTAGCTGCATCTAAAGTTATCTTACCAGTAGCAGCATTAAACTTTTCTTCAGATATATCTTCACCACTTACCACAGCAATAATCTGATCCATATAACGGAGTGAATTATTTAATGTTTCACTACCCTCTTTTCTATTGACCATCTTGTAGTCATTACCTCTGGCTAAACCAATAGCAGTATTAACAGGATCTAAGAATCTAGTTGACCCCGATACAGCCTGAGAAAAGATCTTACCCCAAGGTTTAACAAATGATTCTCTAGCTCTACTACCTGCTGAAGTTTCCCAATCTGTTGCAGCTACAACGACAGTATCACCTAGACCATCAGTTATCTGATTAAGCTGTCTTGTAAGTTGTCCCGGTCCAAGCACCTCTATAATCTGAGCTATTTCTTCTCGTGGTGGTGTCGTTCCATCAAGAGCATAGGAAAGAAGTCGACCTAAACCTTTAGCATGAGATATTGGAAAGTCATATTTTATATCTTTAACACCACCAGTTTTACCATCAATAGATTCATTCCAAGCTAAACCAAGTTCTTTATTTAACATTTCATTTTGAGCTAGTCCATATATAGCTGCTAGACCTACTGCACCACGAACAGTATTTTCTCTGATACCTCTTTGAGTTCCAGTCTTTATACCTGCTATTTGTAGAGCAGCAGTAATACCTGTTCCATCAGACATAAGAGCTACGGTGTTGTTAAAAAATCTACCAAAAGGTATTAACAAACCGAGACCTGCAACATCTCTAGCCTCTTCTATAATCTTAGGTACAAACCCTGCATCTTTATACGACAGGGAAAAGGTAGCTTTCTGTGTTTCGTATACTGATTTGTTTAGTATATCCATATACTCTTTACTTGCTATGAGTTTAGCAGCGTTGGGATCATTAAAAAATTCATTAAAGTTTTTATTAAAACCTATTCTTAATCCTTTGTCTAGTTGATATATAAACTCCTGAGATTTTGTAAGTATATCTTGACCATGTACAAAGTTTATTGTTTGTAGTATATCAATACCTTTATCAACTTGTAAACCCATCATGCTTTTAGAGTAATCTATTTCACCACCAAAAGCTTTCTTTAAAGCATCATCAACTTCGATACCACCATTCATAGCAAATGTAAGTTGTCTTAGTGCATCAGGATTTTTATTTGCAATGGACATGTATGCATCGTAAGTCATACCTGTGTCCATAAGATTTGTTAATCTTTGTTTTTGTGCTAAACTTAACTGCCTAAAAATACGTAAAGACTCTGCAGCATTCTTACCATCACCTAACATTTTATTTAAACCTGCTTGACCTAAGTAAGTTAAAGCAAGTGCTGCATCAGTAACTGTATTTATACCCATAGCAGAACCGTAACCTACTAGGTTAAGATAAGATGTGCTAGGAGCTGTAACAAGTAAACGAATAACTTTACGTTGTGCATCTACTACAGTTTGATTTACTTTACCTAACCAACTAACTTTCTTAGTATCTTTAAGATCTAGTTTGTTGTCTATGTTAAGTAGTGCTGCAGCAGCATCTGATATAGATACTCCCTCAGCTTGTGTTCTTGATATGCCTAACCTTTTTGCAAACTGACTTGCAGCATTCATTAAGCGACCTTGATCACTCATCTTTTTTGCAAAGATGTCTGCAAAATTTTCCATGTTTATTTTTCTTTTACCTGCTTTATCACCAAGATCTACCATCTTGATACCAGTAGCTTTAGTAAAATCTTTTATAAATTCTTTTGCAACTTTAGGGTCAGTCTTTTTTAATACATCTGCAATATAATTAGATACGCCATCTTCAGGTGTACGTTTTATAAATACATGTCCTTGCTCTGCAAATATTTGAGCCATACCTTTAATGCCAAGATCATCATCACCCATTAAAAATGTAATAAAGAAATCTGTATCTAAGTCTTGAAGCTCTGCACCACGAAGTGCTTTATCTCTTAATGTCTCTGTAAAAGGTGTATCTTCTTGTACAATTTTTAGTGCTTCTCTTGGATCAAATTTCTTTGGTACTTCTACATCTATATCTGGCTGTGCCAGTGCATTTTTATTTTTCTGTAGTGCAACTGTGCCAAATCTTACACCCCCAATAATCATAGTTCCTACACCTGCAAGACCTAGATTAATTTTATCTATCTCTTCTTGTACACCAGTTCTTACAAGACCTTTTTCATAGGCATAAGCAGAACCTACATTGACTGCCATTTCAACAGCCATGTTTGCAGTTATCTCTTTTGCATTAGACTTAAGTCTGTTCTTAATTGTATCGGGGATTTTATCTCTAGCTTCTTTTTTAGCAACTGCTTTAGTTGCATTATCTTTAGAAACTTTTTTAAATGTTTCAGTAAACACTTTATTAGCTGCTTTTTCTGCAGCTTCTGCGGCAACACCTTGTTGCAGTTGCCTTCTGTAACTGGCTATAGCAGCTCTCTGTGCTAGTTTAGCAGCAGCTTTACTACCAGTACCAGTAAATAATTTACCTATGCCAAAGCCAACTAGGTTAACTGGATCAGCTAGTGTAGTTCTTGCGTAGTCTCCTACAGCTTCTAGTTTTTCTCCTGCAGTGGTCTCTCCACTAAAGACTCCAGACATGTTTTCAAAAAGCTCGTAGGCTTTACCGACAGTTGCTAGTTCTTCAGAGTCATCTTCAAGACTGTTTAAAAATGCAACCTCACCTACAGTTCTTACAGAGTTACCACCAGAAAAACCTCTCATGTTATTGAGAAATTTATTTACTATCTCTTCTCTGTCGTCACCACGAAACTCATCTACACCAAACCTAGTTTCCATGTAGTCTCTAACTGTACCAAAGTATCTATCATCAACTAAATCGTTTTGAGAATACGTACCAAACTCTATTGGTTCAGGTTGTTGAACTATATTTTGTTTTTCCGACACAGGTGTGCCAGACAGATAGTTATCAAATGCACCCATGTTAACTTCCTAAAATATATTCTGCAGCACCTTGTCCATACTGTTGATTAAATGCTTCGATAGCTTGAGGATCATCCCTGTTTTCTTTTAGTTTTTGTATATGTGAACTAGGTATAGCATAAGGGGATAGATTTGGAGCTAGGCCGGGTTGAAATAATATTCCCGGACTCTGTCTTAATTCATATAAAACTATTGGTCCAAACATATCACGTAATGGTGTTGGATCGCTGTCATAATTACTAATTGCACCACTTAACTTTACTTTTTCAGGTGTTTCTGCATCAGGAAACTGACTTAGTTGATTATTAGCATATGCAAGTATTGCATCATCAAACTGATCTACCTGCTCGTTAATCATAGCAGGAGTTAGTTTAGCAGTATAGCCGGGAGCTATGTCAACACCAACAGTTGGCTTAACAACATCAGGTAAAGCACCTATTCTACTCATTACTGAGGAGAAGTATTCATCTTCTAGTAACTTGTCAGGATCTCTAAGAAGTATGTCGTATATATCTCTACCTTCTTTGTAAGACTTCATCCAACTTTCATCACCATAGTTTTCAGCTATAAGAGTTATGTTGTCCATTAACTCTTGACCAGTTGGCATAGTACCTGTTGCAGATTTTCTATCTTCTAATGCTTTATACACTGTATCTACAGCATAAGGAGATGCTGCAAGTTTTGCAAGATAATCATTAGCACCTTCAACATTACCTAAAGCTCTTTTAATTGAAGATAGTTTTGCAGTATCAACAGATATAAGACTGCCACGATCACCAAGAAAGTCTGAAACACTTTTAACTCTACGAAGCATTTTACCTTCTTTAAACTCTTCGTCAAGTCTGTCTTGTTGTTTTCTTCTATATTCTCTATCTTCTTTTCGTTCTTCAGCTTCTTTAAAAGCTGCATAACCTTGTTGTATACCTACCCAATTTACCATTATAAAACCTCCCTTGCCATAAGACCTCTAGGTTTTTCTTCTTGCATTTCAGGCTCCTCCATAGGCATTTGTTCTTGCATAGGTTCTTCTTCTATAGGAGATAGGTCTATATCTTTATCTTTGTCGTCTATATCTTTTAAAATTTTTCTAGCTTCTTGTTCTCTTACCTGATAGTTTAAATCATCCATATTTACTTTAGTGTCTGATAAACCTTCTTTATATTCTATACCGGCTGCATCTGCTGTACCTGTCAAGTACTCATGTATAATTGGAGCTATAATTAACGATGTATCTATAGTATGTATACCATCAGCAACAGCACCTCGAAGTATACCTTCAGTTAAAGTTACAACATCTAATCCAAGTTCAAGTAATCCTAATGCTGCTTTAGTTTTTTCAGGATCACCTAGCTTGTCCATGTGCCACATTAATGCATCTTCTGGATCTGCATATTCTGGTGGATTTTCCCAAGGATAATTTTTAGGTTCAGTTGTTAGAGACTGTCCCGGAATTGGTGCGTTGAACATTACTCAATCCTTCCATAATAATTCTCAATACTTCTTTTTGTTATATCACCACCGCCTCTAGGTCTCCATCCGGGATTCATTTTCCACTCTTTACTATTCTTTTTGTATACAACTGTGTCAGGACTAGCATTTCTAAAAGCAGGAGCAGCTTGAATTATACCTAATCCATAACTACCATCATAACCCCAACGTTTTAAATATAATCCGTATACGGAGAGTTGTTCTGCAGGTTCCATGCTTAAAATTTCATCAGGTGTAAAACCTAGTTCTGCTAGAGGCCCTTCCAGCATTTGAAACATACCTACTGCACCTGCCTTACTAACTGCTGTTTTATCACCTTTAGATTCACCTTCAATAATTTTAAAAACTTCGTGTTCAGTAACACCCGGAAAATTTTTTTTAAGTTTTTCTAGGTTTGCTAAAAATGCAGGATCAGATTTAAACTTGTCAGGCATTTTTGGATCTTTTAATCTAGATACTACTTGTTCATAAGTCTTTGGTCTTAGAGATGTTTCTGTGTTAGCTTCCTTTAAAGCATCTTGTATCTGTTCTTTTAAACTTCTATTAGAAGCTTGTAACTTATTAAAAAACTCAGTCATAAAATCTAATTCAGAGTCTGATTCTTTTTCTCTACTTGGTATAAGAGATTTTTTACCAATACCTTGACCAGTAAGTAAAGCTGTATCTACCTCGTTATCAACAAACTTGCGTTCTCTCTTACCACCGAGACCTTTTTGTTGTAATCTGAGACCCCCTTGTTCTCTAGCTGATAGTAAAAGTTTTTCATAAGCTGGTTCTTTTGACATATTAATTGTACCTTTTTTAAAGACCGAGAACTATTTGAGTTAATAATGACCACTTAGCTGCACTCTGTGCATCATCTCTAGCAATAGCATACTCATCATATTTTTTGTCGGCTAATATTAATTCCAATGCTCTTTCTTTTGCATCTTCAGAAGACTTAAATACAAAGTCCATCATGTCACGTTCACGTTGCCACAACTGGTCTATTGCTGTTGTAGTAAGTTGGTTAGCTACCCTAGCAGTTTCCATGTTAGTTGCATTCTGTGCAGCAGTATTTATTGTTTCAATATTTTGTCTCCACTGAGCATTTGCCTGAGCAATAACTAATTTATTTTGATTATTAAACTGGTCACGTTGGTTTTGAACTCCTGCATTAAATTGAGATATTGCAGTTTCTTGACCTGCGTTAAACTGTGCTATAGCGTTAGTTTGATTTGCATTAAATTGTGATACTTGATTTTTTAAGTTAGCTAAAAATTGATTAGTTTGATTTTCACTAGATGCATTAAATTGTTTAGCTGCATTTGTTGCTGCTGTATCAGTAAATATAGACTGAGCAATTTGTTGCGCTTTAAATATTTCAGTTTGTTGTCTGTTTGTTAAGTTGGTCAAATCTAACTGTAAGAATGCTTGAGCATTTTGTACAGCAGCTTGTTGTTGGTTACTTAAATTTTGTTGTTCTAACTGTGCTATAGAGGCTGCTTCGGCCATGACTAAAGCTTGTTTATTAGACAAGTTAGCCATGTTCATACTGTTAGCTAAACGAGAGTTTTCTAATGCTACCTGTTGTTCTGCATTAAAGTTTATGTTAGCAATTTCAGATACTCTTGTTGCATTTCTAACTTTAGCTTCAAACTCTTGAGTAAACTCCATTTGTAAAAAGTTAGCACGCTGTCTTGCCGACTCTATTGCAATCTGTTGTTTGTTACCTGCATCCATCTGTGCAATAGGTAGTGCAGATTCCATAGCTGCTTGTACAACAGCCATACCTGCCATAGATGATGCACCTAATCCACGAGCAGCCATCTGTGCTGTAGCTGCTCTCATAGCTCCTGCAGCCCATGAAGGTGTTGCACCACCTTGAAAGTCTTGCATAAGTCTGCCTAGTTCACCTGATACAGTAGCTGCTTCTAGTGGCTGCTGACCAAATATATTTCCTATCTGTCTTTGATCTACTGTAGTGCCACTTATAGTCTGATCTGCAGTCATTTGCATAGGAGCAGGTGCATCTTGTACTTGTGTAGCTTGACCTTGAGCAGCTTGTAAATTACCAACCTGAGTTTGAGTTGGATCTGCTGTAGCTGCTTGAGCTATAGCTTCTGGAGATAATGAACCCTGCGCTGCTTGTACTCCCTGCATTGCCTGAGTAATTCCCGGTTGAGCAGTAGCAGCACTTATAGTAGATGCTTGCAAAGCATCGGGTTGATCAGCTTGTGCGGTTGTTCCAACTGTGCTTGCTGTAGCTTGACTGGCTTGTGCAGGAGCTTGTCCAGTACCTTCAGCAATTTCAGTACCTGTAGCAGTGGCATCTATATCATCTACATCGGCTTTTGTAACATTAGCAGTGGGATCAGATATAACATTTTGAATTGTTTCTCTATAACCACTTTGTAATTGTGTTACAGCATCTGTTTGAAGTTGTGACAGCTCTCCTTGAGCTTTAGTAATTTTTTCTTTTATCTTTTTTACTCTTTCAAACTTATCAGAGTTAGCTTTCCAATCATTATATGGTTTATTATTTGCAGCTAGCCAAGCTCTAACATCATTAGCAATAGCATCTTTATTTCCTAGTGGATATCTTTTTGTAACTGGATTATCTGTGTTAGCATCGCCTCTGCCTATTTGATAAGCTGTACCGTATTCAAATGTTCTGTTATCAGTTCTATTATAACCCCAACCATATTGAGCAGGTGCAGCTCCGGGATCAGCAACATTACCTAGGGCATTAAGCTCATTTTGTAAATCTATTATTTCTTTTTGTTTCTTACCAATAGCGTCTACTTCTTCTGCCATCTATCAAACCCTTTTTAATATTTTTAAATTCCTTAGTATTACCAAGGCCAATAATCTTTTACGTCTATCCATCCCATGTGATGTAAGTATGCTGTAGACCCAATACCAGAGGCTGTAATAAGAAAGAAGATTCCTGCTAAGGTTATTGCTAACTCTTGTCTTGCTATAGCTTCACGCCTTGCTTCAGCTTCTGCTTGACGTTTTTCTTGTAAAACTTCTTTGCGTATTTTTAAAAGTTCTAACCATTTTGATCTTCCGTAAGTCTGTGTAATCCATTCTTGTAATTCAGCTTCAGCTTCTGCTGCTTGACGTACTTTAGCCCAACGGTCTAGTGCAATACTATTTGCACTTTTGCTTGATACACCTTTTTTCTGAAGCGTTTTCTTTGCTTGGTCAGTTGCATCAAAGAACTCACCTATTTGTTTGCTAAGACCAGCTACAGTTTTACCTGCAGCAAGTCCTGTTTTTAACCCTGCAAGAATTGTTAATGGGTCCATGACTACATACCATCATCGTTTAATATCATTCTGTTATGTTCACGATTCATGTATTTTAACTCTGTTTCAAGTAAAGCTATTCTTTGTTTAAGTTGATTAACAGAACTAAATGTTGCAACCATAGCACCCATTTCTTCCCATATCTCATCACTATCTTCCCATAGTTCTATTATGTCAGACTTACTTTCTTGTACATCACGTTTAAGATTTACTGTATCTTCTACAGCCATGCGACTAGCAAACTGCTCTACGTTTTCTTCTAGTGATGATATAGTAGCTGCCTGTTGAGATACCCACCAGACACCACCTGCAAGCTGTACAGCCATTGCCATAACTAGAGCTATGGGAAGTTTCATGTTTTCCATTTGCAACCTATAAAGTTATGCAGCCTTATCTTCGTCTACAATCTTTGCTTCTACAGATTGTACAAGCATACTAGCAAAAGCTTCACGTCCAACACTCAGTTGGTCTACGTTAAATCTAGCACTAGATAGCTTACGATCTAAGTCTGCTACGTGATTAAACAATACTTTTTGTTCATCAGTTAAATCTTCAAGAAAGTATTCTTTTTTATTTATAGTCATAGGTGTTTTTTTATTTTTTACCATTGCTATTTTCCTTTCATTTACAATAGTTAAATTAGCTTCCAGTAAAAGAATTAGCTGCACTTATAGCTTTATCTATTTCTGTAAAACTTTCACTTCCCCAATCTTCTAGTGCTTTCATATGAACTAGATAACCGTTACTGCGAGCTACACGCTCTTTCTTTTCGTCATGAGTTATATCATGTCCGAAATCTTCATCTGTCGCAGCATTACCTTTGTTATGTGTAGCAATAACACTATTAATTACTGACACACTACCAAGCATTGCAGAATGGTCTTGTGCTATCTGATCTGCATCTCTTGCCATAATACTTATCCTTTTAGTTTTGCAATGTTGATATTGCCTGAGATTGATATACGTTCCCCATCATTATTATAAAAGGGAAACACTTGATGAAGCATAGTTGATGGAAACATAACCATGTAACCCTCTGCTTCTTTTTCCATGTTGTACGCAAAGGTTGATATTCTGCCCAACGTATTCGTGTAGCTAAATGCAAAGTTAGATATATGGTTATCTGCATTTGAATCAGCACAAATAGGAAGTTTTTTTTTGTTCTGCGTAGGACGTAGGTATCTGCATCCATATTACAAAACTATACACGCCACTGTGGTCATGTGGTGGGTTAAACTCATGTTGCCTTTGGAAATTTACCCATAGGCTTTCTAAGTTCCAACCCTCACCCTCACGCATAGTTTCACGCCAAGGTGCGCCATAAGTCTCAATGTGACTCTTAATAAACGAAGGTAGTAGCTCACCAACAAACTCTTTAAGTAAAGGTGAGTCACCGTCTAACCTGATAGACTTACTGATGTTACCTGCAAGTTCAGGCTTCATGTCCTCTGGTTGTTTTCGTGCTTCGTTTACAACTTTCCATATGTTGTCCACAACATCCTCCGGTAGTTGTCCTTCAACAACCCCTACGTTTGGAAAGTTTCGTTGTATTAAGTCCATGTTTATTCTTTCAATGCTGCTACTTCTGTTTCGAGTGCATCTATTTTTGCTGACAATTCCTGAACTGCTTTAATTAAAGCCCATTGAGTATTTTCAATTTTTACGTTTTTTGTACCATCTGGTAATTCAATAACATCATTAGGAAATACTGTTTCTAATTCTTGTGCTATAACACCAGTTTTTATTCCTGACTTACTAATAACATTCAAACCTTTACCATCGTTTAATGCTTTAACATTGTCATCTAATTCATCAAAAGTACGATACTCAAAGTTGCGTATTTTAACTTGGAGTATTTCTGCAAGTCCTTTTGTGCTGTCTACTATATTTTTTTTGATACGTTGATCAGAAACGGTGTTAAATGTAGAGGAATTATCGCCATTAATTAATGAACCATTACTGCCGCCATATAAAAAAGTGGCATCATTACCGAGAGCAGTATTTGCCCTAGCAATATAAAGCTGATCACTCGTAGTTGATACTTGTCCAGACCCTGCGTCATGCCCAATCATAATACAATCTGAACCGCTAGTAATACTTTCCCCTGCACCATCACCAACACAAGTATTATTAGACCCAGTAATAACTACTCCTGCTTGCCTTCCAACAGCAGTGTTTCCATCACCACAGTTAGCACTTAATGCTAAATATCCTACGGCTGTATTAGCTACACCATCGTCAGTAGCATCACCTGCTTGAGCACCTATAAGAGTGTTGAATCTGCCTGTACTAATACTGACCCCTGCATTAAACCCAACGGCTGTATTTAGTGCATTTACACTAGTAGAATTGCTTTGTGATTGTAATGCACCAACACCAACAGCAACACTTTGGTCACCTTCTACTTCTGCACCTAAAGCATCATGTCCAACCGCCACATTGTTATTACCAGTGGTCATTGCATCACCTGCTGCATTTCCTATAAGTGTGTTTACAATACCAGTAGTTAGTGAATTTCCTGCATCTTTACCCACTGCAACACAACTGTTTGCTGTAAAACTAGAACTACCTAATGCACCTGCACCAATCGCAACATTATTATCTCCACAGTTACCTGCATCAAGAGCATACGCTCCTACTGCTGTGTTACTAGAACCATCGTCTGTAGCTGACCCTGCAAAAGCACCAACAAAGGTATTTAAATTTCCAGTAGTTACAGCATCTCCTGCACCACTACCCATAAAAGTACAATTAAGTGCTGTTGTTAGTGATAATCCTGCTGTATAACCAACAGCAGTATTATGACTATCTGTAGACGTGGTAAAATTTTGAGTAGCTAAAGCACCATTGCCAACTGCGACAGTTTTATTGCCTAAAGTATCAGAACCTAAAGCAGCTTGACCTAAAGCAGTATTTTCAGAGCCTGTTGTAACAACATCTCCTGCTAAACCACCAATCAAAGTGTTTTGAGTGCCTGTTGTGATATCATTACCTGCATCGTAACCAACAGCTACGTTGTAAGAATTAGTAGCTGTAGTAAAATTCTGTGTTGCAAGTGCGCCATTACCTATAGCAACATTTCTAGATCCTTTAGTATCAACACTTAAAGCAGAAACACCAACCGCTGTATTACTACCACCTGTTGTGTAATCATTTCCTGCAAGACCACCAATAAGAGTACTATTTTTACCAGTAGTTATATTCGCACCTGCCTCATAACCAACGGCTGTATTGTAAACATTATTTGCGGTTGTAAACTGTTGCGTACTTAGTGTAGAATAACCAACTGCTACTGAGCGACTACCTACCTGCTCATTATCTAATGCTAATGCACCGACAATAACATTTCTTGTACCTGTTGTGACTGCTTCACCTGCACGAAAACCAACTGCTGTATTATAATCAGCACTTAAATTAGCTTCAAGAGCTTCACGACCTATTGCAGTGTTAAATTCCCCTGTAGTGTTTGTTGATAATGCTGAATAACCCATAGCTGTATTGCCTGATGCATCAGTAATAGCATCACCTGCAAGACCACCTACTAGTGTATTAAATTGACCTGTGGTCATTGATTGACCTGCGTAATGTCCTACAGCTACGTTAAACATATCAGTAGCCGTAGCTGGATTCTGTACATCTAGAGCGTAAGCACCAAGAGCAACAGATTTACTACCTACTGTATTTGAGCTTAATGACCTATAACCAAGGGCTACATTCCAATCAGCATCAGTAACAGCATCTCCTGATAATGCACCAATAAAGGTATTTTGTGTACCTGTTGTAATTTGATTACCTGCATCTGCACCTACAGCAGTGTTAAAACTGTCTGTAGCTGTAGTAAAGTTTTGTGCAAATAAAGCACCTCGTCCTATAGCTGTTGAGTTACTACCTAAAGTATCAGAAGATAAAGCCTGATACCCCACAGCCACATTTTTATCAGCATCTGTTAAAGCATCACCTGCTTCATTACCTATTAAAATGTTTTGTACGCCTGTTGTAACTGATGCACCTGAATTGTAACCTACTGCAACATTATTACTATCTGTAGCAGTGGTAAAATTTTGACTTGATAATGAGTTTCTTCCTAAAGCTGTTGATCTACTGCCTAAAGTATCTGCACTAAGTGCATTTCTACCGACTGCCACATTTCTAGAGCCTTCCGTTAAGGCATCAGCTGTTTCAGCACCTATAAGTGTGTTTTGTATGCCTGTAGTGACTGATAATCCTGCATCTGCACCCACTGCTGTATTTAAACTATCTGTTGAAGTACTAAAGTTTTGATTAGCTAGTGTTCTATAACCAACAGCAGTTGATTTACTTCCTTTAGTATCTCCTGTAAGTGACTGATAACCGATACCAACATTAAAATCAGCATCAGTTAAAGCGTCACCTGCAATACCACCAATTATTACATTACGAATACCTGTTGTAATTGATAGTCCTGCATCATAACCTACTGCAATATTGTGTGCATCTGCTCCTGCATTTTGAGTTTTTAATGTACGATAACCTATGGCAACATTATTACCATTAGCATCTTCTGTTGATAAAGATTCAAATCCTATTGCTACATTAGCAGCACCAGTAGTCAAAGCATCACCTGCAGATGAACCTATGGCAATGTTGTGATCACCTGTTGTAAGTGCAGTTAGTGCAGCATTACCTAAAGCAATGTTATCTCCACCGGGGCTTGAGCCATCTAAGCTATCTAATGCAGTTAAACCAAATGCTATATTTCTAGAACCAGTAGGAAAATTACCGTCTAGTCTAATA